AACAATTTTACCAACATCGTCAAAAGATTGTGCTGCGTCAGAAGCAATAATTTTTTGTGCTTGCGAAATAGCCTTAACTTTTGTAATAGCATCTTCTGTCAAAGATAAAGTTGCTCTAAAACCTGCTTCTAATTCAGTATCTCCTCTTTGTTGTGCTTGTAAAATACTTTCTTCAAGGCTTTTTTGTTTATCTTCTAAGCCACTTAATGTATTTCCCGTTAATTCTGCGCTTTGTTTTAAATCATTAAATGTGACACCAAGACCACTTAGAACTTCTGTTCCACCTGCCGTTCCCGATAAATCACTAAGAATACTTGCAGTTGTATCAAGTTCGGCATTTAAGGCTTTAATGTCTGCTAAATCACTTTTAAATGTGTCACCAACAAGAGGTTTAAAGACATATTCATAACCTAACCATGCCGCAAGACCTCCAAGTGCTGCAATAAGAAGAGTAATTGGTGCTGCCACCAGACCGCTAACTGCAAGTGTTGTCATAAGTGTAGCATTGAGGCTTACTAAAGCGGGAATAGCAGATGCGCTAATCATTAGAGCCATACCATACATCATAGCAGTCATTTGGTCTTGCTCATCTACGACCATAGGTAATATCATTGAAGTTCCCATAATTGCTATGTTAAAAGATTTAGCCATAGCACCAGATTCTTGCATCGCGATTGCTGCTTCTTTCATTCTTGCAGTTAAAGTGCCTGTTGCGACAGATGCTTTTTTAGTCTCAACTTCTAAAGCCTTATCAGCACCTATAAGTGCTTGGATTTGAATTCTTTCTTCTGCCATTGTCTGTATGTTCTGTTGGGCTTTTTGAATTCTTTCTTTAATAGCCTCCGTAGATTTACCTTTTGCTAATGCCTCTGCTTGTTGTAAATAAAGAGCAGCAAGAATATCTTGTTCTTCTCTTTGTCGCAAAGCCAAATCAGCATTTCTTGAAATAAGATTTTGTTTAATTTTTGCATCAAGAGCAGTATAAAGAACGACTTCTTGTTGCATTAAACTTGATTCTGTTTGTAATAATTCAGTAAATGATTTTTGCGATTCTACTTGTTTATATCTCTGTTCAATGCTACGCTTTTCCATAAGAATGCGTTGTGCTTTTTGAGCAGTTGTGATTTTCATAATTGTTGATTCTCTTTGTTGTTCAATGACTGCAAGACGAACTATTTTTAATTCTTCTTTTCGTTTTAAGTTTAAACTTATTAAAGCCATTTGATTTTCATTAATGCTTTTTGTTAAGAGTTTTCTTGATGCTGCTGCTTCTTTTCCTTTTTTACCTTGTAAAAAATTTAAAGCCTTTTTATCAACTAATAGTTGATTTTGTTTTAATGTTATTTCTTGTTTTGTTTCTGCTAAATTTGCAGATGCAGCCCTTCTCTCAATACTTGCAAGCATAATACGGGATTGTTGTTGTCTGTTCATAAGAGCAAGACGATGATTTCCTATACTTAACAAATCTTTTTCAAAACCCATTTGCAATTTGTTCATAAGATTTGCTTCTGCATATGTGCGAACTCTTTCTTTAATTTGCGCTTGTCCTTTTGCCGTGACTGCATTTAATGTTCGCATAGCAATAACTAAATTGCTAATTTGAAAAGCAATATTTGATACAGGCTCAACTGTCTGTTGATATACATTTCCTATGGCAACTACTCCTCCAACTAAATCTTGTATCGCTTCTGATTTTAAAGCAAATCCGACACCTTTTAAGAAAACTTCTTCTGCTTCATATGCAGTCATATAAGCATCTGTTAAATCTTCACCAATCTTGGCTCGCATATTTTCAAGTGCGGCTTCCATTTGTTGTGCTTGGAATACTGCTGATTTTGATTTTTGCGAAAATTCATCAATTGCAGTATATTCTGCTCTAAAAGCAGCAGTTCGCAATTCTGTAAGACGGGTCTGATTTTCCATAATTTTAAGGAATTTAACATAATGTCTTGAACCAGCAATATTAACTGCTAATGCTCTTTTTTCTTCTGCCGTCATATCAGCATAGGCTGGTGCTATTTTTTCAATGACTTCTGATAATTTAAGTTGTGCAACTCCTTGTGAATCAAGTTCTGGGATAAGTTCTGCGATTGCTTTTGTAGCCTCGTTATTTGCATTACCAAGACGCTGATAAATCATACGAAGACCTGTTCCAGCACGACTTACTTCTTCACCTGTTTCAAGCAATAGAGCAGACATAGCAGCCATGTCACCTATTGATTCACCAGCAATATCCGCTTGACTTGCAAATTGATTAAGAACAAAAGTAATATCTTCCATTGTAGCAACGGAAGAGTTTTCAATTGTGTTTAATTGGTTAAGTGCATGGATAGATGATTCACGAACAATATTAGCCTGTTTTTCTGCATCAAGAGATTCATACTGTGCTTTTGTTAGACCGCCATACAAAAATTGCGTCTGTTGAGCCAAAGCAATAAAACGGTTCATACCGAGTTCGGTTTCCATTTCACCAATTTGAGCCATTAAAAGACCTTGACGAGTAGCCTCAATAACGGCTTCTTGCGATTTTAATACACCTTTTAATTGGGATGTTCGTGCTGCGGCAGTAAGGGCTTCTGCTCCTGTAAATGCGAATTGCAGACCAAGTTCGCGAGAAGCGTCAGCGAATCTTAAAACATCTTCTTCTGCCGCATTGTAAAATTTGCGAACGCGAACTAATTCTTCTTCATAAGTAAAAAATGATTCTACAACAGTATTTAATGCTCCTGTGACATAAGTTGCCATGTCACCCATAGCATCTTGGACTGCACCAATAGCATCAACAATAATGGCTTGTTGAACCGTCATAGCGGCTCTACTGTCAGCAAGTAGTCTTGTTGATTGGAAACGACCAACAATATCAAAGAATACTCTTGCTGCACCTGTTTTTGCCATTATTCACCAACCCATTCATTCATAATGTTTCCCATTTCTTTAGATGATATTCTCTGTTCTCTCTTTTGATTTCTTCGGGCTACTGCTTTATTTGCTTTTGATGATGAATGTTTTTTGGTTGCTTCTTCATGTTGCTCTGTAATTCTCTCTGAAATTTCAGCCGCAATCGCAAGGTCAAATTCAAGCATGTGGAATCCGCCTTCGCAATCATATTTTTTAAATAAATCGCTTGGCATCACTCCTTTAAATGCTGAACATAAACTTGGCGCGATTTGGCTGATTACTCCAAAGGGACTGCGCCCTCAATATCGTCTCCACGAACAAATTGCAAAATTTTCATTAGTTCGTCAGAGGTAAGAAGTCCTACATCAATATGCTCATCAAGAACACATTTTGCAATCCATGAATCTACTTGAGCATCAATTCCGCCACCTGCTTCATCAAGCAAAGTTGCGAATTCTTCTTGTTGTTCATCAGTCCATTGTGTAGGGTCTGTTCCGAAATGTCGGCACTTTCGCAAAGTTGCTGCTTGAACCTTTTCAATTTTTAACTTATCCATTCCAGATGCTTGACGCACCCATACTTTTTTTCCATCGTTTAATTCAATCTCTTTCTTCAAAACGGGCATTGTTTTCACTTTCCTTTTCTTCTTCTATACTTTTCTGGTTCATTGAACCGTTCCATGATGACAAAATACTACTATTATTTGTCATGGAATATCATACCTATGGGGATGGAACAGGTGCTTCGTAAGTAATATACGCAGTATATTTGTTTCCTACTGCATGACGAACAACTGAAATATCAATAATTTCTGTTCCAGCAGAAAGTAATTGTATTGTTGCTTGAATTCCAGCCGCTAAGGTAATATGTGTGCCAACAACTGTTGTCGTTGTCACCATTGTTGGGTCTGTGATAGCCATCTATCATCACCCCTCAATATGCTGCGCTTCCGTCTTCACTTTTTGCGGTAATACTAACCATGTTATTTGCATCGCCTAAATCATAAAGAGCGTGGAAAGCAACAGTCATAGTCTGTGAATCACGGCCACTTACTGATGTTTCTGGCATCTCATAAATAATTTTTGGGAAATCAAAGCGAATGTAATTATTAGCATCAACATAAAATAAAACTGAGAGGGCTGGTGTTCCGCTTGCTGGATTGTTAAGATTTGCAGTTCCAGGTCGCAACTCTTCAAAGTATGGTTCGTTTGAAGATATATCCCCAGATAAAAGAGCCTTGTGGAAAGTAAGACTTCCTGTAATTTCACGCATAGTTGCTTGTGGAGCGCGAACACAAGTATCGTTAGCCAAGTTGTAAGTATTATCAACATCTCGGTTTGTTTTAATTTCAAAATCAATGCTTTGAACAAGATTTGAATAATTACTTGATGAATCAGCAGTTCCTTCAAATTCAACATAAGCCTTTTGGAAATGTGCGGCATCGCCTGTATAAGAAGGAACTGCCGTAGCCAATGTTCCCGTAGAACTGCTTTGTTTTGCACCAACAGTATTAACTGTCATCATGGCATATTCGCCAATGCTTGCAGAGACGCTGATACTCTCAATGACTTGGCCTGGAAATATATGCTCGTTATCATCTCGGCCAATACGAAAACAATACGAAGGAAGGTTTGTTGTAGCAGAAACCCCAAGTTCAGTAAATGTTCTTTCATCTGTTGCGGGAGTTGCACCTGGCGTATCAACGCCCATGATTCCCATTAGAATGTTAAATGTAAAATCGTCTGGTTGTAGAGCCATGCTAAAAGTTCCTTCGGAGTAAATTTTGCTAACGACTGCTTTTGCTGAACCGTAATAATTCATATCTGCTCGCTTAAGAATATCATAGGATTGTTGAAATCCTTCATTTTCTACTTCGCCAACTGCGGTTGCGGCTGCCGCATCGTTAAAAGCGGTTTCTTTTCCTACGCTAACATAGCGTGTGTGGTGTGATGCCATATTTTAAGGATAGATAATTTCATTTATGAATCTTTCTCATACTTCTCGCATAAACATCCGAACCTTTTTCATATAAGTTAGTTGTAAGGTATGAACGCAAATAAATTGGTCATTATCCATTTTGCTATCAAATGACGCTTGATAAGATACAATAGAATCAACTCCACTTTGAAGACCCGTCTGTGTGTATAATTCATCAAAGCATTCTCCCATAATAGAAAGACCTGTGCGATATGCGTTTTTGTAATCTGTTCCTTTTGTAGTGACATACAGAATAATGTTATAACGCTGGTCTGTGCGCTTTCCAGCCAATGTCAAAAAATCGGGAGATTGTATTTTCTGCGTTAGAACATGAACCGATGGAGAAGGCACTCTGTTCACAAAAGAATTACTTGATAAGTCATAGCCATATACAATTGAAGAATCTGTGACATGATTTGTAAGATAATATCTGCGACTACTTTTTAGTGTCTCAACAACCGCAAGACCTGTCTGAATGAGACTGTTTGTCACCCAATCTGACATATCCATTTCATCTGGGGAATAAGCACCAAAATCTGTAAAGTAAGTAAGATAATAATCTACTGTTCCTTTATTGTTTCCAAAAAAAGCACCTTGTTCTTCACTTGCATATCCTGTGACTTGAATGTAATGCTGATTACCATCATCGTCTTCAATAATTTCTGACATATACAAAGTCGCAAGTCCATTACTGTCTAATGTTAATCGCAAAAGAATAGGAACTGCTTCTTCTTCATTCATCGCAAAATCAAGTTCTGGCGTTAATACAGTTGAAGTTCCTACTAACTTTAATTTGCTAAAATCTCCATTACTGCGAACCTCAACACGATAAGTCCCATTATCAAGTGTAAGAATTGGGAAATCTTCATCAACGACTTCTTCAATATGAATCGCACATATTAATGTTAAATCGTTTTTACTATCGTCAATGGTGTATTTCCATACTTGACCAGAAGCATGTTCGTAAGCAAGAGGGTCTGCTACAACACGCCAATAAGCACCTTGATTTGAACCATCTTCTAAATCTCCCCATTTCAAAGTCCATGCGTTATTAAAATCCCCATATGGGTCTGTTGGGTCATTTCCAGCAAGGCGAGATACCCAATAATGACTTGATTCTGCTATACCCATATTATCACCTTATAATGAAAAACCATATCTTGCCGCCCACGCTTCTGCGAAATGAATCGCATCTTTTTCAAAATTTTCAACTACATACTCTTCTATGTCTAACATATAGTCATATTGTGGAAAACCTGGATGTAGCCCTTCTTTTTCCATACCGCGAGAAGATGCTGAAATTTGACCTGTGTCTTTAAAAAATGAAACAGACGATTTTACAAAAAAAGGTAAATTTTGAGAATATTCAAAAGGAGACACGCCTTCTGCAATATTTTTTGATAGAAAACCACCTCTACTTCCTACTAAACCCAATTCTGCTCTGTTAAGATTATCTCCCATGTGAATACGATATGCTACATCACCTGGCACTTGGTCAAATCTTAGAGAATCTGCTAATTTATCATAGAGTGTTTTTGTTCCATCTGGAAGTCTTTCA